TGGAAACCGAAATCGCCGCCGCGATGGGAGGCTGACATGGGCGCGCATAAACCGCCCCGTAAGCCCCGCAGGGCTGCGGGGTGGGGACTGACATGGCTGGAGCTGTTAAAGGACGAGAAACCGCGAACGGTGCAGTTCTCGCTGCCGATGACACAGCCGCTGGTAGCGATAAAGGGATACAACACCGAATCGGACGTTATCATGTCCCGTAGGTTCATCAACCACGTGCCGGATGACGACTACCCATCACAGACCCACGGCGATATTCTGTGCGAATCCCTGTGCCAGCTACGCGGCGTCGCGCGAGAGCCGTGCCTGATGGGCGGCATGGCGGTTTACCCGGAGGTTGGCACGGAGCTGAACCTCTGGGTGGTTATCCCGAGCATAGCGCTGGACGAACTGCCCGCAGCGGTTGCTAAGGTTGGTTTTCTGGGGCTGTTCGCCTGCGCATGGCGTAACGCCATCAGCAACCCGATACCGCCCGGCAAGCTGCACGTTACCGTGCTTAGGTCAGCTTACGCCTGCCTGTGGGGCTACGAGGAGCTGCGCGAGCGCTATCGGCACGAAGCGCCGCCCGTACCGGATTATATGTGGGCGTCACCGGATACCCTTTTACAGTACATGAAGGAGACGTACACGTTTCCCTGTAACAGATGGTGGGGGAAATGAAAGACTACGATGAGCTCGCCCGCGAAGGGGTGAGGGCGCTAGCCAGAACATACAGGAATTTCCTTGCCGATACATCGCGCAAAGACCTGACTGAAGAATATCTGGATGAACGCGAGGAAGGTTTTATTAAAGCCGTAGAGGCTATTATTGAACAAGAGAAAATGAAGCGCCTCGCGGAAAAATCACCGCGCCATCAGGTCGGCGGCGACCATTACCTTAAGATGACCCCGCAGCCTATTGACCTACTGCGAAGCTGGCTAACGCCCGCCGAATACGCGGGCTTCCTGCGGGGGAACATAATTAAATACCTCGCCCGCTACAAAGAAAAAGGCGGCGTGCGGGACTTGGAGAAAGCCAAGCAATATCTTGACTGGCTCATCGAACACGAAACCGGAGAAAACAAATGAACCTTGATGACCTGAAGTATCGGCTCGAATATGCCAAAAATGAAGCGGGCATAATCCCGCAGAATTTCTGGTGGGCGTTGCTGCAAGTAGTGCTGGAGCTGCGCATAAACATCGAGTCCTACGCGCTGGAGAAATTGAAACATATTCTGAAGGGGCACCGTGTCCCTGCTGCGGTATATAAATTACTGTACGACGGTTATTACCATCCGGCGTGTGCCGAAGACCTGAAAATCCGCGCACAGTATGAGCTGCAACGCACTAGCCTCGCTGCCACAGTACAGAAAATGCACGAGGAAATATACAGGATGGTGGAATTAAAATGCTGCTATACGGTATGGGAGATTGTCTATCCTATTACTAATCATGACAAAATTAGGTATAGCGATGATTCTAAACTTAAAACGTTCCTGCGGGCGTTTAATTCTCCCCCGCCGGACGAAGGAGTATTCGACGAACTGCGCTACGGCTTGCGCACCGATGACAGACCTGACCTTTCTAGGCAGGCGTACTGGTTCTGTTACCTACGCGATAACCGCCTGCCGGAGCATAAGCGAAGCGCTGCCGCAGAGTTGTTTAGGGGCAAACAGGCGGACTTTGTCCGCGCGGCTGTCACGAACAACTGTTTCCCGCAAGCGGTGTACGACCAATGCCTGAAGATTAGGTACGCACTTGTAGATTACAACGAACGGCTGGCGGAGAAATGGCACAACATGGTGCGTTTCGCTGCGAAAATCGAATATGGTGCGTGGTATTACTACGCCACGCTGGACGAAGGAAACCAGCCGGGTATGGCTATTTGGAAAAATACTAAGGAAGATAAATATCGCTTTGAGCGAGGTTTGTGCTTCTTGACCGACATCGACGCCAAGCGTTGGTCAGAGGGAATGCTGTGAAACCGCATATCGTTACAGCCTTTTTCGATATTGGCTGGAAGGGTTTGCCCGGTACGGACGAGCGTTCCGTGCCGTGGTATCTGGAGCGGTTCAAACCGCTAGCCGAGCTGGACAACCCGATGACGGTTTACACCAGCGAGACGTTGAAGCCAGAAATCGAAAAACTGCTGGAAGGCAGGGAGACACCCGCATACATCGACACTTCGCTGGAAGGCGAGGTGCAGAGAGTGGCGGAAGTAATCGCCGAGAAGTACGCAGATAAAACGGTACAAGAGCCGCTGACTATGCCATACATCGCGATGATGTGGTTGAAGGCGCTATTTGTCACCAACGCCGCAGATAATTATCCCCAAGCCACCCATACAGCATGGGTTGATTTTGCAGCGCTTCGCTGGTATGGCAAGGTAGAACAAACCCCTACTGTTCCGCGCGCGTGGGAGTACGAGTTCGCCGACTATGTTGCGACCTTTTTCGAGTCTGGCGGGCGGCTTTCTGGCAGCACGTGGGTTGTGCCGACACGTCTAGCCAACGAATTCCTGCACCTTTTTGTTTACGGGGCAAAAACCCTTGCTGAGAAAGACGGCATTATTTACGACGACGAATACGTCTGGGGCTATCTCATTAACAACAAACTAATCCCTTCCATTGTGCTTTCTTTGGGAGCGCATAATTGGTTCGGTGCAATCCACAAATACAACGGAGTTAAATCATGACTGAAGAACATATTTACAGCCTTTTTCTAGGTATTAGCAAATATACCCCGAAGGAATTATTATCCCTGTGGGATAAGCTGAAAGACGATATTCGCACCAACGCAGACAAGCAGCAACTCATTATCCGTATGTGCGTAGAACGCGGGCTTCCCCGATTCTTCACGACGTCAGCCTCGATGGGCGTGCTGCACCCAGTCATCGCCACTATGCTGGAAGAATCCCCGGATGGTACGACGCGCTATTACGAGAGCTTCTACGAGCATCTGGCGCGCGTGCAGGGGCTTCTGTGCATATTCGCTATGTATCCGACCTACTACACGCCTGAACCGGATAAGCCGGAGCGGTACGCCAAGTGGGAGTGGACAGGCAACCCGGTGAACGTTACCCACCTGAAGCGCAACAAGTGCTTCCTGACGAAAGTAGACGCTACCGCAGCAGCAAAGCCTGAACAAGAAACCCACCTAAAAGATGCGCTGCGTATCGGGCAGGCATACTACGTCCCCATACCATGTGAGACGTGGTATTACCGTGAGTTCAAGTGGGAAGGCGATGCTGACGATGTTCGCCTGTTCCGCCGTGGGCTGGTGTATCTCTCACAGGATGAGGCGGTAGCCCGCGCCAAGAGGATGCTTCACGATGATTGACTTCATCCTTTCCCACGCATGGGACTGGTTCATCGGCAGCCTGTGCTTTAGTCTGGTATGTGCGGTGTTCGCGATAGCTTTCGCGAGCATCGCCCTACTGACCGATGCGATGTTCTGGAAACGCAAATAACTAACTTAGACGAGGAACTTATGAATACTTGGGAAGACGACGAAAGACTTTATAGAAGCGCATTTGACCCGCACGAGCAGACTGTGAGAGAAATTGAGAGGCTTAGAGAAGAAGTAGCCACTCTTACAAGAGAAATATCAGCACTTAAAAAAGAAGCGGCAGAGCGGCAAAGAAAAAGCGCTGCGGATTACGCTAAACTCATCGAGCTAGTAACCGATAGTGATAACAAAGGCACTTTTAGCTACTTCGCTAGGGTTTACGTTGCCATATACAAGCACCACAATAAAGGATACAAAATCCCTAGCGCTGTGCTAGATGAGTTGTGTCAATATCAAGACACATTCTTGTGGGAGTCGATACGAAAAGGTGTATATTCGGATGATATTGAGGAGCAATGCAGAGAAGCATTGCGTAGCATACGGACTAAGGGTATAGAGAAAGTATTGCTTGACCGTTGGATGCGTATAGTGAACTTTCTTCCGGGCGTCCGTATGAGAGAACGCTATTATTACGCTGATATTACGGCAGACGACGGTTATTATGAAACGCAATGGCTAGATATTGATGGCGATAAATACCGGCTTAGCAGAGGCTTGTGCTTTTCTAGTAAGGAAGCTGCAATAGCTTTTGCACAGAGAATGGCTTGAAATTTTAACAAGGAGCTTATTATGAAGTTCGATTCTAAACAAAAAATTGTTCTGTTCTATGGGAATATCCTGCGCGTTGATGCTGACGTGGCGTTCCTCGCAGCGGACAGTGATGGGGACGTTTTTGCGTATATTAGTGAACCATCTATTGTGGAGGGTGAGTGTGTTTGCGTCTGGAAAGGTCCATACGGTTATAGCACAGGGGTAACGGTTACTTTTGAACCGGGTGAAAGCTGGAAGGATACCTTGACCTGCTGCGAAGGGGATGGGCAGGAGTGGATGATTGACCTCAAGACCAAGATAGCTGTGGAATATGCGTTGCTGGAGGCGAACGCTATTAAGCGGCAAGATGCTTTATGTAATGTTATTGATTCATTTTCATTAGGTAAACGTTTTCTTAGTCAGCACTGGGATGCTTTCCGCAAGCATTCAGGTGTGGAGAATGTAGCAAGCAAGGAATTTCTTGATGCACTGGAAATGAAGTCTGCGATGCCTATCTTTATCGACGCAGAGAAACTCACCCATCCTGAAGACTACAGCCTTATCATTCGTGATTATTACGGCAGCGAGCTTGCTATTCCTGAGTGGGTGCAGTTTATCGCTATGGGTAAGGATGGCAGAGTGCGAGCATATGAAGCCCAACCGGAAACGGTCGAGGGTGGCAGCTATGATGGCACGTGGTCAACGCGCGGAAGGGGAAATGCGTTCATTATAGGTTGGCGTAGTGAGAATGTTGCTAAAAAAGAATGGCGCAATAGTCTGCGGGAGGTACAGAAATGAACGAATCATATACCCTTTTATGGGTGCAAGCGTTTGATGTGGCGATACTGGTAGCCGCCGTAGGTTGTTTGCTTTGGGCGTTTCACAAAGAAGTGGAGGCGATTGTGTTTACGGAGCAACCGTATCCCAGTGCGCGGATGATTGGCGGTGTTATTGCGGTAATCGGCGTATTGTTAATAAACACTATCGGCATAGTTACTGTGCCGGAGGTGTGGATTGTAGTTGCTTTATTACAGTTGGTGTTTTCTTTCGGTGTGGCTGTTATACGGGAGACGGAGAAATGAAACTTAAAACACCTTATAAGACCGTGATGTTTTACGGTAATGTCCTACGTATCAATGTTAATGCTAACTGGCTAGCTGTTGATAAAGACGGAACAATTACGGCATTCACGGATGAACCATGCGTTATCGGTAGCGTATGGGATGTGACGGGCGGGGAGATTTGGAATATTGACGCCCGCGCAAAACTCGAAGACGAGAACTGGAAAGACACCCTTACCCACTGCCCGCACGACCAGAAATGGATGATTGAGGAGGCTGCCAAACTGGAGCAGGCGTGGAATTTGCATGTGATTGGGCTACTCCCAAGCGAGGCAAAAGACCTCGAACTTAACAGCCTTGCGGACGCCCTATCCTATCGGGCTGAAGGTAATACTTTGCAAGCTACATGGGACAGTTGGATAAAACACGCAGTGTCGAGATTTCTACATGATGAGGATTTTACTAATGAATTGTATAACCGATTATTTGCTAGACATAAAGAACCAGAATCTCGCATAGTCAAAGACTACTACGGTTTGGATGTAATTGTACCCGGTTGGGCAAGATGGATAGCTATGAACTGCAACGGGTCTGTTATGGCGTTTGAAGTGCAACCGGGCATAACGCCGTGGGATATTTGGGGGAACGCCATACACGGCAAGTCCGGTGCATCAACGCAGGTCGCTTGGCGGGATGAATCAACAAGTATAGCAAACTGGCGAGATAGTCTGCGGGAGGTGCAGGTATGAATCGCGAAAACTTTAACACGCGCCCCATGCGGGAAGTCGAATATTTCGGCGTGAAAATAAACATACCGGCAGACCACGAGTGGGTGGCAACCGATGACGACGGGAGCGTGTTCAGCTACCCGATAGAGCCAGAAGAACAGCACGGGGTATGGGTAGTCCCGCAGCGCTATGAAATAGATGCCGTGCGTATCGGTATGTTTGAGCCGGGCGTTGCCAACGATGTTATCAACACCCTTCGCCATTACCCGATAGAAGATGAATAATGGAGACACAAATGATTGATAAATACCAATTAGGTCTAGCCGAAGCGCAACTGCTTGGCTACTGCCATTGCCGTGACGGATATAACCTAGCGACGTTAGTAGATGCGATGGGTCTAACACTTACAGAGTGGAAAGAGTTGCAAGACAATTACACCTTGCACTATTTGGATGATGACGAACGCGAAGCTATTACCAAGCAACTGACAGGAGATAACTAATGAACGACGACCTGCGCGAACTACAAAAAGAAGAACTCCTTGCCAAGCTAAAAGAACTGCAAGCGTTTCTAGTCAAAGAATCGGACGAATCCATCTCCAAAGCCGACCCACATAAACCTTTCAAAGACTATTACGAAGGTGCATTCCGCGCCTACGAATTAGCTGTTTACAAAATGTACGACATTTTCGGGTTAGAACCGCCAGAAGGGTGGGGAAAGACAACCTCACCTAAGCTGGAAAACTTCTCCCCCCCCGCCCCATGCGGGAAGTCGAATACTTTGGTGAGAAAATCAGCATCCCCGTGTATCATAAATGTGTAGCGACATGTGCGGATGGTAGCATTTATAGTTATGTTGATGCGCCAGAGTATAAGGGTGGGATATGGACAATAGGCAGGACTGACTCTGCTGCGGTTCATGTGGTTGGATACTGCATAAATATAGGTGTGCATCATGCAGTAAACAGCTTGCGCATTTACCCGAATTAAAACTAATAACGGAGAAAAACAAATGACCCCGACTGACCTTTATCGCGACCCGTCCAAAATCAACTGGGGATTGCCCATCGTCATCGACTTTGAAACCTACTACGATAAGGATTATTCCCTTTCAAAAATCACTACGGAGAAATATATCCGCTGCAATCAGTTTGAAATGATTGGAGTTTCGGTGAAGGTCGGCAGTAACCCTGCCGAGTTTTACCGTCGGGAAGAAGGGCTGCCCGTCATCGTTGAGTTAATTAAATCAAAGCCGACAAGTCCTTTTGTAATGCAAAACGCCTCCTTCGATGCAGGCATACTAGGACTGCGTTACAACGTCCACCCGCTGTTCACCGTGGACACCGTTATCATGGCGAAACTGTCCGCGCTAGACCGCGTAGCAGGCGGTAAGAGCCTCGCTAAATTGTCCGGCTGGATGCAGGCGCAGGGGCTTGTAGCGGAGCAGAAACGCGGGACTGTCCACGATATGTTAGGTGTTCACGCCGACGACATGACCGAGGCGCAGTGGCAAGCCTACGGCGACTACTGCATACTCGACAGCGACTTGGGCTACGCGCTTTACAGCTATATGCTGCCCATGTGTCAGGTGAGTGAGCTGCTGATGAGCGACCTGACGACTAAAATGTGGACAAAACCCGCATTCGACCTCGACGTGCCGCTTCTGCAAGACTATGCCGTGCGGCTGGAAGCGGAGCGGCAGAAAAAGTTGTCCGAGTTGGCAGCGGTGCTAGGCTTTACCGACCTCGACGACCTACACAAGAACCTGCGTAGCAGCTCGAAATTCGTCAAGCTGCTGGAAAATCTGGGTGTGGATTGCCCGATGAAGTGGAGCGAGAAAAAGAAACAGCTAATTCCTGCGGTAAGCAAGACCGACCAAGAATTTTTGGCTCTCAAAGACCATGACGATGAAACGGTGCAGTTGCTGGTTGAAACCAAACTAGGCGCGCAGTCCAGTATGGAAGCGACCCGCACCCAGACGTTTCTGGATATTGCGAGTCGGGGTTTGATGCCTGTGATGTTGTCCTACGCTGGAGCGCATACCGGGCGCTACGCAGCAGGTGCAGGGGCAGCCGCGAACGTGCAGAATCTGGCTAAACGAACGAAAGACCCTGTTCTTCGTCGTAGTATGCGGGCAAAGCAAGGACACATTATCCTTGCCAGCGACTCTAGCGCGGTGGAATGTCGCACCAACGCTGTGATTTCCGGGCAAGACGACCTTGTGCAGTTGTTCGTTTCTGGCGGAGATGCGTATGTAGATATGGCGTCCGAGTTGTACCAACTTCCTTACGAAGAAGTCTATAGATTAGCTAAAGTTGAAGGTACGAAAGACGGCAAGCGTATGCGGAATAACGGTAAAACAGTTGTTCTTGCTTGCATAGCTGAAGGAACTGAAGTATTATCCTCTCGTGGATGGATACCTATACAAGAACTTTCCCAAGACGACCTTTTGTGGGATGGAGAAAGCTGGGTATCTCATTCGGGTATTGTGGATTCTGGCGTACGAAACTGCATAAATTTTCATGGAGCATATATGACACCAGACCACAAAGTATTTGACGGCGAGAACTGGGAGGAAGCACAGTATGCTGACGCTGCCGAAGCTGCCAGTTGGGCAGAGCGGAATTTACCTGATTCAAAATAACGAGACCAAGCAGTTTTATGTAGGTGGTAGTACAAATCTCCGTAGTAGATTAGTGCAACACAAAAATGACCTAGCTAACGACAGGGCGCATAATAGACGGTTTCAGAAAGACTACGATAAATACGGAGCGGATTCTTTTTCTGTGCGTGTTTTGCTTAGGTGTAAAGTGGATGAGCTATTGCACTACGAGCAGCGTATGTTTGACTTATTCAAGCGGCACTACCCTTCTTACCATAAAGGGAAAGACGTTGATGTTCCTGCCCGTGGGTCTACGCGCCCGGACATGGTAGGAACTAGAACTTTGAATGAGTGGCGTTGGAAGGCGCAAGAAGTGTGGCGCGAACGAATGAAGAACGACCCAGATATGCGCAGTAGAGTTGCGGAAGCTGGGCGGAAGGTGCTGAAGCGTGTAAGAGCTAACCCGGAGATTGAAGCCCGGCGAAAACGGCTAGCCGCAGAGGCACAGAGACGCCCTGAATTGAAAGAGCTAAAGCGAAAGCAGATGTTAGAGCGGTGGGCTAATGGCTGGAAGCCCCGTAGTAATCCTCACAAGATGAAAGTAATAAATCGCGAGACAGGCGAAATTTTTGATTCCCTTACTTCCGCCGCAGAACACATGGGGGTAAGGGTGTGTACTATGCACGTTTGGATTAAAGGTAAGAAAAATGCAAACGGAAAACGCTATGGCAAAAAACCGGAATGGGATTTATATGAAGAAGAAAGTTTATGACATTTTAGATGTTGGGCAGCACAACAGATTTTTTATCCGCACGCAAAGCGGTGCAACCTTATGCGTCCATAATTGTGGCTACGGCATGAGCGCAGCAACTTTTTCCATGAGGGCAAAACTGGAAGGAAATAAAGAAGCCTCAGAAAAATCTGAAGAAATGGTGCAGGCATATCGGAATAAATATAGCAAGATTGCGCAGTTCTGGAAGACCTGTCAGCGAGCGCTGGATGTGATGTACGGCGGGCAGCAGATGTGGTTCGGCGGTGCTGATGACCGGATGTTTTTCGCCGACGGTGCAAGTAAATTTCACGGCGTTGTAATTCCTTCTATTTTGTTACCTAACGGTGCAAGAATCTGGTATCAGAATCTAAGAAAAGAACAGGACGAAAACGGGAAAATGAATTATGTGTTTGATATGTTCAAAGGGCGCGGTTGGCAGCCGACACGTATCTGGGGTAGTAAACTATGCGAAAACATCAATCAGGCATTAGCTTTTTCAATTCTCAAATGGCAAGCGCTGGAAATCGCCAAAGCAGGCGTGCCGATAAACCTGAACGTACATGACGAGTGGGTATCAGTCGTGCCAGAACGGGATGCAGCGGCAGCGGCGATTATCCATTGCCGGGCGATGAAAACCAGCCCGCCGTGGTTTCCGCAGGGCGTCCTCGACTGCGAGGTGGACGTCGGCAGGAATTACGGCAAGTTAGTCACGATACACCCGGAGAAATATCTGTGAGAACTAATATCAACAATCTGCACTACGCCAACCGCTTCCTCGCATGGCAGCGGCAGGTGAGTGCCTACAAAAACGCCTACCGGTTCAGGTTTAACTACGACATCAACGCTACCAGTAAGAGCGTGACGTTCCGGGACTACCGGGTGAACTTGGCGTGGATGGCATTTCGGGCAGGCTATCAGCAAGCCCTTGACGATGTAAACGGAGAAAAGATATGAATTTGAAACCCTTAGACTGGACGTTCGACTGCGGCGTCTGGAGTGCAAGTGTTATGGGGCTGCAACTGGCAGTCGTGCAGGACGCCGACGGTACTTACATGGCGACGTGTTCCGGCGGGTCTGCCCGCCCGGAAATCCAAAAAGGATTCGGTACGCCACAGGACGCCCGCTTCTACGCGCAGGACACGATGCTGCGCCGGGAGTATCAGAAATACTTTGCCGCCTCTGAGGAGTTCGAGGATGACGTGCTGGACGGCATCGCCGAGTGGTTTGCCCGTGCCGTGCCGACGCCTGCGCTTCGCAATCAGATGGTGCAGGCTGGCTGCTTGTTCGAGGAAGCCGCCGAGCTGGCAGAAGCGCTTGGCGCAGGATGCCCGCAGATTGGCGACCTCGCCGACGAGCTGAAGCAGGGCGTGTCCAAGTTCGACCCCTCGCCCGTTCCGACGCTGGATGCCCTGTGCGACCTCATCGTGACCTGCGTCGGGCTTGCCTACATGATGGGTTATGACCTGCACGCGGCGGTGGAGGGGGGAC